AATAAAATATCCAATTTATAGAAATTTAATAAAATTTATAAAAAATTCCGCCACTCGAGCAATACCCTATAGATACCCTATCCGCAGAAGAAAAAAGAGAAAAAAAGAACGAAAGAAAAACAAAAGAGAAAAGAAGCAAAAGAGAAAATAAAAAGAAAGATAGAATAAAAAGAGAAATAAAGAAGATATATTTTTAAATAAAATACACTGTATTTTTTATTTTTTAAGTAATTAGGGAATTAATTTAGTTTATATATATAATATAATACGCGCGGATTTATTTAAAATATATTCAAAAAAGCTATTGACAGTATAATTATTTTAGTGTATTGTGTAAGCACAGGTTGCAGAAATGCAAAAATGAAAATTGAATAGTAATTATTTTACCTACAAACGCGAGCCGCGGATTCATTCCAGCGACCAAAGAAACCCAAATAAAAATTGGGTTGAACAATGCAGTTTGTAGGTATTTTTTTTATTTTAAAATTTAAAAGTTGGGAGGTGTACAGAATTGGAGAAATTAGCAGGAGCAGAGCCAAGCTCATTAGAATCAATCAAAAATGACTTTGAGGAGTATTTAAAAGAGTTCTGCACTGAAAATGACATTAAAGACCAGTACGACATCTATCCGGCTATGTGGAATGCAGCACTTACATATATTTGCCAAAATACTTTTAAGGCTAATCCAAGTATTTTAGCAATGCCTAAAAATATAAATAATGCTTATAACTTAGAAGCTGTAGATTATATATTAGACATATATGCTTACGAATGTTTTATACATAATCAGGAGATTAGTGTTATTGGTTTTCATTTATTTTCAGGAATATCTTTAAATGCTATATATAATTTAAACAATAACAATAAAAGAGTTGTTGTGTATAAGGATTTAGAGGGTAATGTTATTAGTAATTTAACTGTAAGCAGATTAAAAGAGGGGGAGTATACAAAAGAATTAAGTTCAAAAGGGGGTGACATTTTTAAAAAATTGAAATTATTTTCTGAGGAAAGCTTGACGGCTCTGATGAAGGACAGGCGAAACAACCCGATGAAGTACTTGCCCATACTAAATAGGCGCTTCGGTTGGAATCTGCCAGGAGTAAGCCGAGAAACGTTTGGTAAGACAGCATTGACAGCGGCAGACCTCCCAAAATTGGGAACGGAATTGAACGAAAACGGCGCACAACTTCCGCAGTTAGAAGCGTGCGAAACGTTAAACAATTCAGACACAATTTAAAAGCGCCGTATTTACTGGTGTCCAAGCTATTTCGATATGCTTAGAGTTTCGCTAAACATGAGTTTAGCGAAATGTATAAAACAAATAGTCAGAAACGGCAAACAAAATAGCAAATAATCAAACAATTAAATAACAGCAGATAATTGCTTACAATGGTGATTCTGTTAGGGGGTGGGGGTTGAATGAAAACAGCCACCCAGCCCGACTAAGTACCAAAAATAATCTCAAAAACAAAAAGAGGTGTATCAATGACATTAAACGAGTATCAGGCAGAAGCAATGCGTACAGCAAGTAGAACAGCCACAGCACACGAAGATAATCTTTTGCTTAATGGAGTGATGGGCTTAAATGGCGAAGCTGGAGAAGTGATTGACATGGTAAAGAAAATGCTTTTTCAAGGTCATACGCTTGATAAAGACCACATGGCAAAAGAACTGGGCGATTGCCTTTGGTATTTAGCCGTAGCCGCAAAAGGCATTGGATATGACTTAGATACCATTGCTGAAATGAACAAAGCAAAGCTTAGAAATCGTTACCCGAACGGTTTTGAATCCGAAAGGTCGTTACATCGGGATAGCAAAGACATTTAAAGCAAAACAAACACCTTGTCAAACAATGCTGTAAGAATGGCTACAAAGGATAGTACAATGAGGTGTGCGGGAAATAGAGTTGGGAATACCCGCAAAACAATGCCCTATAGCCAAGCGGTAAGGCACGGGATTTTGATTCCTGTATCACCGGTTCAAATCCGGTTAGGGTAGCTGGGCTTTTGATAGCCCTTTTGTCCCATTCTTTGGTACCCCCTTATCTCCCGTTAGCGGAAAGCTGATTAAAGGACCGTCACAAGGTCCGGCGGGATTTACAAACATGATTACCCCGGTGCAGATAGGCTTTTCAACCTTGCCGGGATACACTGAATTGAGTTAAAGCTTTTCGGGATACTGGAAAGTGTAGGCTTTTTGCTTGAAGCAATTTAAGCAAAGAAGACAGCAAAGCTGGCAACAAAGTGGTGTAGTATATCATCATAAGGACGTCAAAAGTAGAATCCTTGTGGCTGACGAATAATAAACGCTTGCGGTGCAAGAATAACCTGTTTGTGTTCGTGGTGTGAAAGACTACAAACAAAACAGGAATTTCATTAAGTCGGCTTGCCTTGAATCCGGGAAACCGGAGTATAACACAAGAAATTCGTTAAAGTAGCGGTATGGCAAAACAAAATTTTTTTGCAAATCAAAAAAATTCCGAAAGAACCGTGAAATTTGCAGGTTAAATTCGCTCCCTGTCCGTGCTTGACAGCGGTAAGAAGCCAAGGGTCGCACCCGGAAGCTCGGACTTATCGTCACGGTGACTGAATGTGACTGCGGGTATGATGAATAAAGAGAAGTCTTAATCATGTTTGTTTTTTTGCAGTGTTCCCATAATGGTATTGGAACAGATTGCTAATCTGTCGGTCGTTAATTCGGCTTGTAGGTTCGATTCCTACACACTGCGTTTACAGAATGAAAGAGGTGTAAAAGTTATGAAAGGTGTTCATGCGGTAGATAAGGACAAGTTTATTGAAGCCTACAATAAATGGGCGAGCGGCGAGGTAACGATAACAAAAGCAACGGAAATAGCCGGCATGAGTTATCCGACATTTCACAAATACGTAGGTATATTAATTACAGGCGGAAAATTTCCTGACGGGCTATTTAAGGATTAGGAGAGTGCGCATGAGAGTAGAGATTAAAGGTAATGTATATGGAATGTCGCGCAAAGAGTACAAGCAGTTCCTTAAAATAGCAAGCAAAGCTATACCATGTGGCATTTATGCGGCTGAAAAGGGAAGCACTGCTATTATGCTGAATGAAAAATACGGGAGCATTGAAGATTTGAGAAAATCCGTGTCCGAATATAAATTAAAAGGATTCAAGGTGTATTACAATGACAAGAACAACGATAAAAAAAATTCTTAAAACTCTTAATAAAACACTTGATATGTTTATATTTGCATTAATTATTTCAGTTTTAATCGCTGGTCTTAGAATTATTTTAGAATTTTTATTTGGTGTAAAAATGACAGCAATCATTGTGTTTGCCTTAATGTTTATTTGTATTTTTATATTAAACTTTTTGAAAGGGTGATGTTCATGAAAAAAAAGAAACTTTGCGGATTAGTTATGTGCTTTTTACTCTGCACGGCATTGGTTGGTTGCAGTGTATCTGAAATTGAAACTACTGATAATGCAAGCATAACAGAAATTCGCAATCCGAGCATTTATGAATTTGTTGACAAAGATACAGGTGTCCACTATTGGATTTATTCTCAAAGATTAACTAAGGGGGGAATGGGTGGGATAACACCGAGATTGAATTCGGACGGAACAGTAATGACAACAAAATAATCAAATTACCGGCTGACAAATAGGGTCAGTCGCTAACCAACAAAAATTATTGGCAGAGGTCTGAAAGTGCCTTTGCTTTTTTTGGAAAGTAGAGGTGCTTTTCTTTGGCAAGTTCAAGCCTTATTTCAGTAGTAAGTCAGTATGAAAAATATATTGAAAGTAATGGTATTAATGAATCGGTAGTAAACGCATACATAGAAGCCGCCCAAGTTGCACTACAAACAGAAAAAGACGTTGAATATGGATTGAAAATTTCGGCAAGAGCAAAGCAGTTAGCAGAAAAATTCATTTTTGATTCCACAGGCGGCACGGCATGGGATTTAGAAAAGTTTGCATTTAAAAATAAAGTCCAGTACGACATACTGGATAAATACTATAGCGTATTACTTGCGGAAGCACAAAACAAAATCGTTGACAGCGGCTTTATGTACCTTGAAAAGAAGCGAGAACCAAAAGAGCGGTTTTATATGCCACGGCGCAAACAATTCCTTAAAATAGGGCTTACACAGGCTTTACAAGGCATGATTGACGATAAGTACGATATTTTGTGTGTGTCGTTAATTCCCGGAGCCGGAAAAACAACAGTCGAAAAAATGTTTAACGCACTTGTGGCTGGCTGGTATCCAAAAGACTTTAGCTTGTTTTATTCGCACAGCGGCGATATAACGCGAATGTATTTTGACGGTGTGTATGATATTGTTACAAATTCAGACGAATATACGTGGAGTGAAATATTTCCGAATTTACACGTAACAAGCACAAATGCAAAACTTGAACAATTCAATATAGGCAAATACAAACCGTTTCCGTCCGTGCAGTGTACGTCGGTAGGTAGCAAGAATAGCGGAAAGGTTAGAAGTTCAAAATATTTGTTGGTCGACGACTTGATTGGGGGGGTCGAGGAAGCCTTAAATCCAACGATTCTTGATAAGTTGTGGAACAAATACGCAGTAGACGCAAGGCAACGTAAAATACAGGATACGGACGGTCATAACTGCAAAGAAATTCACATTGCCACGCGTTGGAGTGTTAGAGATGTGATAGGACGTATTCAAAATATGTATGCAGGAAATCCACGGGTAAAAGTTATTGCAGTCCCGGACATTGACCCGGAAACTGGAGAAAGTAACTTTGACTATGAGTTTAGCGGATTTACTAAAGAATTTTTTGAAGACCAGCAGTTATTAATGGACGATATATCATATCGCTGTCTGTACAAGCAAGAGCCGATTGAACGTGAGGGCTTGCTGTTCCCGGACGACAAAATAAGAAGATACCTTAATCTTCCGCATGGAGAACCGGAAATAATTACGGCACAATGCGATACAAAAGGAAAAGGAACAGACTACTTTGTCATGCCAATACTTCAAAAGTACGGTGAGGATTATTACTGTGTTGATTGTGTGTGCGATAACACGGCAGACTATGAAATGCAATATGAAAACGCGGCAAATGTAATTGTCAATAACAAAGTTCAAGAATGCGAATTTGAGCGAAATGCGGGCGGTGACAGAGTGGCAATGGAAGTCAATAAGCGTGTGCTTAGTAAAGGCTGGGTTTGCAATATTACCGATATGCCGACAGAAACAAACAAAGAAGCACGAATTTTTCAGTGTTCAAACTGGATATTACAGCACGTTATTTTTAAAGACCCGCAGTTGTACAGTCCAAAAGAGCCATACGGCGTCATGGTTGGACTTTTAAAGCAGTATTCAGTTTCGGGCAAAAAGCAGTTAGATGATGTACCCGATGTTTTTTCAAATTTTGCATTAAGAATCACGCAATCAAATAAGACGGCGAAAATTGAAGCCGCTATTAATCCATTCCGCAGGAGGTATTGATTTATGACGACAAAGGAATATTTACAGCAAATTGGAAAATTAAACAAAATGATTAACAATAAAATGATTGAACTGGCACAGATGAAAGAAATGGCATACAGTATTAAAGCCGTGGGAACAGATGAGCGCGTTATGTCTTCTAGCGACCCGGACAAAACAGGCTGCGCATATGCTAAGATTGAAGAAATGGAAGAAAAAATTAACGGCATGATTGACAACTACGTAGATACTAAAGAAAAAATTATTAATCAAATTGAAAGTATAGAAGACGAAAACCTATATAATATTTTATTTTTAAAATACATAGCAAAAAAACGGTTTGAAGATATTGCGGTCGAAATTGACAAGTCATGGCGGCAGACAATCCGATTGCACGGAACGGCACTCAAAAAATTTGAAGAAAAATACGGAAAAGAATACTTGTCGTGTCATTGAATGTCATATTAATACTGTGTTATTATTATAATGTCAAATAAAAGTAAAAGTTCCGAGGAAAGCACTGCTACAGAAATGTGGTGGTGCTTTTTTCATGCCAAAAGAGGTTGAATATGAGGTTTTACACTAAAAAAAATAAGGCTGTAATGTGTCCGAATTGTGGCAAATTATTGACGTATGCCGATAAAGATGACCCCAATTTACATAAATTGGCTTGCAAGCATTGCCGTAAGTGGATTTGGTATTATCCGAATGATGATGATAAAAATGAAGCCAAAGAAATCCCGGATACACGCTCGTCAAGCGGAGTCAGACTTTACTAGGAGTATTAAATATGTTAAATGATGTATATTTCCACGAACTCGTAAGAGGTTGTTATGGACGTAAAATTGCATATACCAATGTTGAAAAAATAACAGCAGATAACGTTGTTAAAATCGTTGGAGATTGCATTGGTGTATTTAACTATAACAAGCCCATTATCCGGTATTTGTGGCACTATTATAAAGGCGACCAGCCGATATTATACAGAATAAAAATGCAAAATGAAGACGTAAACAATAAAGTTTGCGAAAATCACGCATATGAACTGGTTCAATTTAAGGTTGGACAAACATATGGTGAACCGATACAGTACGTTAGCCGAAAAGACGATGAAAAAGTTAATAAAGCGGTTGATACGCTGAACGATTATATGTCTGACGCTAACAAACAGGAAAAAGATATTAAGGCAGGAGAGTGGCAGTCAGCGACCGGCACATCTTTTAAAGCAATACAGATTGTCGATGGCGACATACCGTTTCGGATTATAGCGCCAAGCCCAATGAACACCTTTGTTATTTACAATAAAGCTACAGAAGAACCGGTGCTTGCTGTACAGGAGTTAAAAGACGAAAATAACAACTTTTATAAGCTGTGTTATACAGATTCAATGACATTTAAAATTCAAGACAGCAAAGTTATTGAAAGCAGATTGCACGCGTTTGGCAGTATCCCGATTGTGGAATATCCGAATAATCACGAAAGGATTTCAGATATTGAATTGGTTATCAGCCTGTTAGATTCAATAAATACCATGCAGTCAAATCGAATGGATTCGGTGCAGCAGTTCGTTGAATACTGGGTAAAATTTATCAACTGTGAAATTGATGATGAAACTTTCCAAAAGATGAAAATGAACCATGCACTCGTTGTTAAGTCTATTAATAAAGATAACAAGTCAGACGTGGAAATTATGACGCAGGAATTAAACCAAACGCAGTGTCAAGTTGCCAAAGACGACTTGTGGGACAATACATTGTCAATTCTTGCGATTCCAAACAAACAGGGAAGCACAGGCGGAGATACGCAAGGCGCGGTGGAATTAAGAAATGGTTGGGATTTCTCGAAAACAAGGGCAAAGCTTAAAGACCCGATTGTAAAAGCGGCGGAAAAGCGGCTTGCAAAGGTTGTGCTAAATATTATACGGATTAAGGACCGTGATTTAGGCATAAAAATGCGGGATTTTGAAGTGCAAATTAATCATAGCCCACAGGATAATATGTACACTAAAGCACAAACACTTACAGTATTGCTTCAATCTGGCATACATCCACTTGTGGCAATTAAAACGGTGGGGCTTTGGGGAGATTCAGAAAAAACATTTGTTCTTTCAAAGCCATACCTTGATGTCTTATATAAGACTGTTAAAAATGCGAAAGAACAGGAAAACAAAGCACAGGAAATAGTTAATCAACTTAATAATCAGCAAAATAAAGCAGTTATCGAGCAATAATCGGTAACTGCTTTTATTTTATAAATTTGCAGTCATGCGACAAATGGCAGAAACAATCGAGCGGAGAGAACCGTGTAAAAAAACGTGATTTTAGGAGGAATAAACGATGACAAGAGAACAGGCAAAACAGAATCTTATTTCAATCGGAATTTCAGAACCGACCGATGAGCAGGTGAGTAATTATCTGAATCAGTTAAACGGTGAAACAAAGAAAGAAAAAGATAAAGCGGCGGAGTACAAAGCGAAAGCTGACAAGGCAGATGAGCTTCAATCAAAAATTGATGAAATAGAAGCCGGAAACCTTACAGAACTTGAAAAAGCCAACAAAGCACTGGAAACGGCAAACAATCAGATTGCGGAGTTACAAAAAAGCAATGCAATTAGAGATTTGCGTGAAAAAGCTATGACGGATTTTAAAATCACGGCAGAGCAGGCAAAGACGGTTGTAAAAGAGGACGGAAGCTTTGACACAACTGTTCTCGGACAGATTATTTCAGAGAAAGAAACCGCTTCCGCACAGGCAAAGGAACAGGAAATTGCCAAAGGTACACCGAATCCGGGCGGCGGCGGTAGTAACCAAGATTTAGAGAAGACAGAAGCAGAAAAAATAGCCGCAAGTCTTATCTCAAGCAATCCAAAAAGTCAAAGCAACAATGATGTTTTGTCACATTATTTAGGAGGTAATTAAATGTCAAATATGCAGTATGAACAGATTTCATATGCTGGAAACGTTCAGATTTTAAAAAGACTGCCTAACGAAGCAATTCCAATGACACTTGATTTTACAGATGTTATTGAAAAGACGGCTGACGGCAGAAAGATTGTAAAAGCCGGTACACCAATTGGAAAAAACGGAAAGGCAGACAACACGGCAACGGTCGTAGGTATTCTGAGATATGACGTCACAGAAGACAGGCCACAGGGTGTGCTTTTGAAGAAAGCATATATCAATAAAAGCGTGGCTGAAAAGCATTCCGGCACTACATATGACGCGGGCGTTTCTACAGCGCTTCCAATGATTGTATTTGAATAATTTGGGAGGTATATAGATGTTAATTAATGAAGTGTTAAACAGTAAGTCTATTGCACTTACAACAACAGAAGAAGCAAGTAATCAAATCCCATATCTCGGATTAAATTGGTTTCCGGAAAGAAAGAAACAGGGGCTTGATTTAAGCTGGATTAAGACACATAAGGGACTTCCGGTATCGCTTGCGCCGTCAAATTTCGACACAATTCCGACACTTAGAGCAAGAGAGGGATTAAGCAAAGAAAAAACACAAATGGCATTTTTCCGTGAAGGTATGGAAGTCGGCGAAGAAGAAATGCTTGAAATTGAACGTATTAGTTCTACAGATGACCCGTACCTTGCAAGTGCCTTATCAAGCGTATATGACGATACTAACAACCTTGTGAGCGGCGCAGAAGTCGTGCCGGAACGCATGAGAATGTCGCTTCTCGCTACAGAAGCAGGACACCCGGTTATTGCTATTGAAAGTGACGGTGTACAGTACGCATATGATTACGACAAGGACGGTTCATATGCAAAAGACCATTATGCAAAGCTTGAGGACACGAGCATGTGGAGTGATACAGTGAACTCCAAACCACTTACAGACCTTAATAATGCTCGGAAAAAATTACAGAAGAAAGGCAAGATTGCTAAATACGTTCTTATGAACACCAATACGTTTCAGTATTTACTTGAAAATGCACAGATTAGAAATTCAATCCTTGCACAGAATCTCACGGCAACGATTGAGGTTGATGACGACACGGTAATTTCAGTTGTTCAGAAGCGTACAAAGCTTACAATCGTCCTGTACGACAAAATGTATATGGACGAAGCTGGGAAAGAACACTATTTTTACCCGGACAACAAAGTAACACTGTTGCCAGACGGAAAACTGGGTAGTACGTGGTTCGGAACGACACCGGAAGAAAGAACTGCAAGACAGGTTGCTGACGTTGATGTAACGACATATGGAACAGGAATCACAGTCGCTACAAAGGTTGAGTATGGCCCGCCAATGAAGATGTCAGTATTCGCTTCTGAAGTAGTATTGCCATCTTACGAAAATATGGATAGCACATTCGTACTTGAGGTCCATCATGATTAATCGGAGGTAGCATATGAAATATCCATATATCGTTATTAAAAACGGGAAATGGTATGCGGCAGGCGAAGAAGTCCCGGACACTGTTCCGGGAAACAAGCCTACCGGATATACCAAGACTGAAATCAACCGTATGCCGACAGCGGAATTGCAGAGTTTAGCGGCACAGAACGGCATTGAAAATGCGGCGGAAATGAGCGGAGTTGACCTTAAAGCAATCTTGATTGAGAAGTTAGGATTATAAGCAGGAGAACAGCATGGAAGAATACACAACATTAGAGCAGGTAAAAATCCGGCTCAAACAATTTCATATTGAAACGGTTGAAAATGAGGATAACACTGAATCTGATGTTGTTGTGTTTGACAGCAAAGAAGACAACTTGCTTCTTGAACAGCTCATAAAACAGGCAACGAAAGATGTAATTGCAAAACGGTGTTATCCGCAAAGTTATACGCAGGAACAGATTGACAATGACTTGAAATGCTATGAAAGTGTAATTGTCAATCTTGTGGTATATGACCGGTCACAGGCAGGAGAAAACTACATGGCAAGCTACAGTGAAAACGGTGTAAGCCGTAGCTGGAAAGACCGTGATAGCCTGTTTGTAGGGGTATATCCGTTTGTAAAAGCATTATAGAAGATTGTGCGTTACGTTTTACCAGCACCGGGGAAACGTAGCAGGCGGCACACAGTAAGGGTGGTGGGCGGTGTGCCACAAAAAAATGAAAGGCGGTATATTATGCCAGTTGCAATAATTATAAGTATCATATCGGTTGCTTTTTCCGTCTTTTTTGGATTTTTTAGTCTTTGGTTTGGTTTGAAAAACAACAAACACACAGACACAAAAGACATTGAAGAACGCGTAAAAGAGAATACACGTATCAATATGAAACTTGACGCCATTTCAAGCAATACAACTGAAATAAAAAATGAAGTGTCAGAAATGAGAAAAGAGATTAATTCTCACGATACACGAATTATCAAAGTTGAAGAAAGCGTGAAATCGGCACATTACAGACTAAACACTATTGAAGAACGTCTGAATGGCGAAAAGGAGATGTAATATGAATATTTTAGAAACATTGACGTCAAACATCATGATTATTTTAGCGGTAATCGGCGCAATCGCGTTTATTGTGTCGGTGATTACACAGGTTATCAAAGGAGTAGGCGTTTTTGCGAAGATTCCAACTGACGGATTGGTACTTGTGTTATCAATCGGCATTACAGTAGCGGCATTTGTAGCATATATGCAGTATTTACACATGACTATCCTGTGGTACATGGTTTTAGCCGCAATTATGGCAGGCTTTGTTGTTGCTTTTGTTGCTATGTATGGCTGGGAGAAGCTTTCAGAACTGTGGAAACGGTTCGGAAAGAACGTAGATTGATATGTTGGACATTAATAAACAAAAGATGATTTACGCACTTAAAGACGGCAGAACACCGGTATACCAACTGAATAAAGACGGCTCAATAAAATACATCATTGTTGACGGTGAAGAGGTCCCTGTTGAAACAGGAGAGTATACCACAGGTTATAAAAAGCCTGTGGTTTTTTATTCTTCAATAAGCAATAAATTAAGCGAAGCACTGATAAAGGAATTTGGTGTAGATAATTCTACGAATTTTGTTCAAATTGTGGAAGACAAAGGCAAATTGCCGTTAGATGTTGGCTCGCTTGTTTGGAAAAAGTCAGAAGTGAGGTACAAAGATAAGGATAAAACAATCATCGATGAAACCAGTTGCGATTATATCGTTAAGGGTGTCGCTGATGAGGGATTAACGGCAGATTTATTTCTTTTACAGAAAAACGTGAGGTAAGCACATGGCTACAAGACCAATAGTTATAACATTGTCCCAAAAATCCGTAGAAAACGCAATAAAACGAGTACAGCAGTATCAATTAAGATTTCAACGTAAACTTAGAAAATTCGTGAAAGAACTTGCTAATGTAGGCATTGCCGTAGTTGATACCAATATGACAGAAGCGCAGTATACGTTTGACGGCAAAATAAGAAGCGGTTCTGATACGTCACACAATGCTTACGTAGAACTTAATTCCAATGGGAGTACGGCAGAAGCAAAACTGATTGTACAGGGAAAAGAACTGTTATTTATCGAGTTTGGTGCAGGCGTATATTATAACGGCGCCGCCGGTGCGAGTCCGCACCCCAAAGGAGAAGAATTTGGATTTTTAATCGGTTCGTACGGCAAAGGCAACGGACAAAAAAAGGTTTGGGGCTATTACGATGAAAATAACCAACTTGTGCTTACAAGAGGTGTAAAAGCTACTATGCCAGTATTGAAAGCAGAGCAAAAGATAATTGAGGACTACAAAAATGTTGTAAAGAAGGTGTTCGGATAATGATTGATAATCAGTGGGCTTTTGATTTAGAAACAAATGTATTTTCGATAATCAAGAAAAAGGCATTGGCAATTCTTGAAGATAATTACCCGGATATTAGCATTACAACCGATGAAGAATCAAACGATAAACCGGTGTTTCCGACAATATTAATACAGTCTGTTGAACCGACTGAAACAAACAGCGATTTAGAAGCCGACAGAATTAATACTGTAGACTTTACAGCACAGGTAACAGTAACAACAAACCGAAGCAGAAGCGAGGCATTGCAAGTATCCAATGTTATAGCAGATTTGTATAAGAAACGATTGTTTAAGATAAAGCCCATGCCGTTTGTACGAAAAGAGGGAAATCTGTGGACAGCAACTTTCCGTGCAAAGCGCAAATTTGGGTGGAATGACATTTTATAGCAATTTACAAAGAGCCGAAAGGCTCTTATTTTTATGCAATTTTTTAGGAGGTAAACATGGCTACAGGTTTAAAAAGTAGAATTATTTACAGGAAAAAGACCAAAGAAAGCAACGAAAGCGATTACTGGGCTGGCACATACAACCTGTTGATTAGAGCAAAAAGTATTCCGTCACCGGTAGGTGAGCGTAACATGGTTGATACGTCTACGCTTGAAGATTTAGTCGAAACGCAAGAACCCGGAAGACGCGCGGCGGGTTCAATGGCTGTAAGCGGTGCATTTGAACGCGAATATCTTGACAATTTAGTTGAGATTGAAGACGAAAAGTTAGACATTGTTGTTCTTTATGGCACAGACGGCAAAGGTAAAGAGGGCATTTGTGGTTTTATCGGCTCTGAATCATTCGCGCCGGACGAAGCTACAGACGACCATTTAACAGGTACTTGCAACATTGCTATTTCAACAGTGCCGCGTTGGATTCATAAAGACTATGACGTTGCGGTAACAGAAGATGAGAACGGTTATCCGACATCAATTACATTATCAAAAAAATCGTAAGTCAGTCCGAAAAAACAAATAAGGCTGTTGCGACTGACGAGGATACAAAAACAGCCGTAGTAATTTGATGGCTAGTAAATAATATGGCAGGGCGGCAGAAATGCCGTCCCTGTCCTATATAAAGCGAAAAGGACAGGTAATGAATATGAAAACAATTACAGTAAACAGTAACGAATATAAATTAGAGTTCTCTTTTGAAGCGGCAGAGTATAAAGACATCGTGCAGAAAATGTTTAAGGTTCTCAGCGGTGCTTACGTTGTCGAAGAATCAAAGGATATGCAGAATCCTACTACTAAGGATATTATCAATGGCACGGCAAATATGATTGGCGATACAGCAGATATTTGCGTTACTGCTTTTTATGCCGGCTTATTAGAAAATAATCCACTTTCACATGAAGAAGCAAAAACGGTTATGAGGGACTATATGAAAGAAAATAAGCTTTCGTACAAAAAACTGTATGACGAATTGAGAAATTGCATGGAAACAGATGGTTTTTTCGACCTGTCGGGGCTGAACGACATGATTCAGCAGATGTACGGGACAGCACCGGAAGCGACAGCACAGACAGCATAAAAAAATCTGAAATTAACTGGCATAAAATAATTTGGGAAGACTATTTTCCGACAGCCTTTTCAATTGGGATACACATAGATGAGTTTAAGCACATGACACCGGCACAGTTAGGATACTGTATAAAAGGACATGAGTTGAAAAGAAAAGAACAGGATAGCGATATGTGGCACTTTGCCGGCACATATGGAATATCTGCCCTTATTTATGCGATAGACCGTTGCTTAAACGGTAAAAAGGCAAGGTCGGAGTACATCAAAAAACCAGTTTCAATTTTACTTGAAGAAGAAAGTAAGCCAAAATCAAAAGAAAGTAATGAAGATGTTGCAATGTTTGAAATGCAACAAAGAATCAAAATACTGGAAAAAGAGGGAGGCATATTAAGTCCGTCATAGGTGGTAGCACGCGAATTGCTACCACCTTTATTTTTGCGCTAAAGGTGGTGAGGACGTGGCAGATAATGAACTGGACAGCTTAGAACTTAAAATACAAGCAAATGCAACACAGGCAAACAATGCGCTTGATAAACTTGTTAAAAATTTAGAGAATTTATCAAATTCGTTAGGAGTTATCAATAATGTCAATCTTGCGGGGTTTGCAAGTGGCGTAAAAAATATTACAAATGCAATGCAGGGAATGAAAAGCGTAAGCACGGCAGATTTTACGCGTTTGTCAAAAGGTATTCAGAAGATTTCAACCATTGACACTGCCGCAATAAACAAGGCTTCTACAGCAATGGCGTACTTAAGTAAGTCCTTTAATTCCATGCAGGCAACCAGTGAAGCAACAAAGCAGATTACGGAACTTGTGACAGGAATCAAGCAGTTAGGATATGCCAGTGCCGCAAAAGCTATTGACAATATACCGAAGCTTTCAAGCGCGATGAAACAGCTCATGCAAGAACTGTCAAAAGTACCACAGGTAAGTCAAAATCTTATTGATATGACTAATGCACTTGCGAATTTAAGCCGCACAGGGGCTTCAAGCGGCAGAGCGGCAACGTCATTAAGCAAAAACTTTTTGAACGTTTCATCTTCTGCAAATTCGGCAACTAAAAGCAGTTGGTCGCTGGCTTCCGCATTTGGTAAATTATACGCTTCATACTGGCTTGTTTTCAGGGCAATAAATAAACTGGGAGATTCGATTAATATAGCTTCATCACTCATAGAAGTTGAAAACGTTGTACGTACAACTTTTGGAAATTATGAAAACCTTGTAGACGACATGGCAAAAACATCTATACGGGATTTTGGTATGTCAGAACTGTCAGTAAAGCAGTATTCAAGCCGTTTTCAAGCCATGGGCGTCGCTATGGGCTTTTCTCAAAAGAAAATGGCGGATATGTCCGTTGAATTGACAAAGCTGACGGCAGATATGGCTTCATTCTACGATATAGAACAGTCAGACGTTGCAAGAAATCTTCAAGCGATTTTTACAGGCGAAACAGAGCCATTAAGAAAATATGGACTTGATTTGACACAGGCAACGTTAAAAGAATGGGCTTTAAAAAATGGCCTTGACGCTAATATCAGTTCCATGACGCAAGCTGAAAAAACCATGTTGCGATACAGATACGTTATGGCAAATACAGCGGCGGCACAAGGCGACTTTGCAAAAACTGCCGACACATGGCACAATCAAACAGTCATTTTAAAGCAATCATTTCAAGAACTGGCAGGAATTATAGGTACATCGTTGATTAATGCGTTTAAGCCGTTTTTAAGCGGATTAAATTTCGCAATGACACAGGTTATTAATTTCGCTGAAACGGTAACAAATGCCTTAGGTGCAATTTTTGGTTGGAAATTTGAAGTTACTAACAAAGGCATTGCCGATGATTGGTCGGACGCTGCGGACAGCGCCGATGATATAGCAGACAGCACCGGAAACGCCGCTAAAAACGTTGAGAAGCTGAATAAGGGTGTAAGACAGTTTGATGAATTAAAACTGATTACAACACCGGATTCAAGCGGTGGAAATGGCAAAAAGGGTAGCGGTACAGGAGCGGCAAGCGCAGACGGAGCAAGCGGCGGCCTTGTGAAAGTCGATACCATTTGGAAAGACTATAAAAGTCAAATTAAAAATTTACGCGAGTTAGGCGAGTATATAGGCAATACGCTTACAGATACGCTGAATAGCATTGACTGGGACAGCGTGTATGCCGGTGCTAGAAATTTTGGTAAAGGCCTTGCTGATTTCCTCAACGGGCTTATCTCACCGGAATTATTCGGTGCTGTCGGCAGAACTATTGCAGGAGCATTAAATACTGCTGTGTATACGGCTTTATCGTTTGGGGAAACGTTTGACTGGGAAAACTTAGGATTTTCTATTGCAACCGGGATAAATCAATTTTTTGAAACGTTTGATTTTGCTTCAACCGCAAAAGCTATCAATAAGTGGGTTCAAGGCATTTATGACACAATCAAAACAGCTATAAAAAATATCAAATGGTCAAAAGTGCTTGAGGGAATAGCAACATTAATTGGTGATGTTGAACTAAAAACAGTAGCAATCATAATTGGAGCAGTACTTTTAAAGAAATATTTCAAACTGGAAATTGCTAAAAATATTTTAAAGGGCATTGCAACGTCAATTTCACAGTCAATAGCAAAATCACTTGCGGCAAAAATGGGTGTTGAAATTGCACAAAACGCAGGAATTTCAAAGGCACTTACGGCTGGAATTAAAAAATCAATAGGAAATATTGATTATGGTGGACTATCAAAAACACTTTCGTCTTTAATGTCAACAAAGTTAAAAGCCACAATCGGAATTGCGGGTATTGCAACAGAGTTTTTAACGGTTGCAACTGTCTTTGAAAAAATTGGGGAAGGTGCTAATTTTACAGTCGGTATGTTGGCAAAAGTGGCGGCAGGTGCAGGAGTGGCGGCGGCAGCTTTAAAGCTAATTGGATTATCTACACCGTGGACAGCGGCTATCGTTGGTATTACAGGTGTGGTTGCGGCTATCGCAGGAATCGGCATAGGATACGCAAAAGCGCAAAGCGAAGTAGTAAGCGCCAATACTATAATCAGCGATTCTGTATTAGCAACGGCAGAGAGTTTAAATTCAACAATACAGTCATCTAAAGACCAGCTTAACAGTGTGGGTGATACTTATGCAGGCGTTAAAAGCGTTGCAGATAAATACTTTGAATTGGCAGATAATTTTGACAATTTAACAGATTCGCAAAAGGAAATGCTTATTGCATACGCAAATTACATTGTCGAACAGTGTCCGGAATTGGCAGATTCGATTGATACGGTAACTGGCGAATTTAAAGGACAAAAAGAAGAAGTTTACAATACAATTTCTGCACTTGAAGCTTATGCCAAAGCGGCGGCAATGCAAGATGTATTAAAAGACCTGTACAAGCAAGAGATTGATATTGGCAATCAACTAAAAGAAAATAATGAAAAATACAACAAAGCAGAAAGTATTATTTATGAATACGTAAAAGAGCTTACTGGAATGTCTAAACAGGCATTTGATTCAGCATATGAAATCAGTGGATTGGGTGACGCATTTGATGTGCTTTCGGAACTTTTAGATGACCCAATGAGAAAAACCAGTGATTTTACAAAAACATCATACAATTTACGAAAAGAATTAGGATTAAATTCACAGGAAACATGGCAATTAGCAAATGATAATAGAGAATTAAAAGAATCTTATGAAAAATGTGAAAATGCAATAGCGGATGCCGCAACCGAAGCGGCAAATTGCAAAAATGAATACAATAATCTTACCCAACAGCAGGACGACACCGCGGACAGTTCTAATAATTTGCGGGATACAATGCAACAAAACAATGAGCAAATAAGAGAATCCGTGCAACAGTCAATGTATGACATTGAAAAAAATGTAGCGGAAAAATCAGGCGAATCTACAGAAGATATTTCGAATTTTTACAACAAAGCAAGTGAAACCTTTAGCAGATTGGGTGTTGTAGGAACAGACGGAGGTACAAAGCTGTATAACGGATTTACGACCACAACAAGCGGATTGCCGGGATACAATAGCGCAATATTCGACAATATTCAACAAACGGCTATTTCAAAGGCACTTGATACCGGCTCAAAAGCGGGTGAAAACCTTGTTGATTCGTACAAGAAAAATATTGACGGTGTACCGAACACAACGGCAGTTGCTTTCCTGTCAATTATAGACGCAGTAAACGCAGGAGAAATCGGTTCAGACGTTGGTGCTGACCTCATGAATAACTTAGCGGATACGATAAGCAGTAAAGCGTGGAAAGTGCATGAAGCATTAACAAACGCTATTCAAAATAGTTACAAAATGGAACTGGAAAGCGATGATAATTATAGCGCAGGCGACCCATTGAAAAGTGGATTTGCTAAAATTCGTATTAAAGGGTATGCGGACGGCGGTTATCTTCCACAAAAATATAGCATTGTCATGGCGGGCGAAAACGGAATACCGGAAATTGCCGGAACGGTCGGCGGCAAGTCGGCAGTAGCGGGCGGCGCAGAAATTACGGGTATTAAAGATTCCATTTACGATACGTCACAGCGAGAGATAGCACTGCTTAGACAGCAGAACCAGTTGTTACAAGGAATACTCAACAAGGACTTGAGTATAAGCCAAAACGACATCGGAAGCAGTGCAAGAAAATACGCAAGAGAATATTTTAAAAGAACTGGCAAACCGGCATTTGATTATTAATGCATGTACAATAGATGATAATTAATCTATTATAATACATGACAACTTGCTTTGCGGCGGAATCTATTTCATGTAGGTTTCGCCTTTTGCCATTTCTTTAGCACATATCGAATGCCGGTATGTGCTTTTTTGTTACCAATTTTTAAAAATGTGAGGTGCAGGCATGGCGTACAACGGCTTTTTAATTAAAATTGGAGATTATACGATACCGGACGGATTAATCAAGGCAGATTCCTACAGCGCATATGCAAATATGCAGGACATTGACGATTACACGGACGCAAACGGATACGAGCATAGAAACGCTGTTGAATTAAAGGCATTAAAAGTTGAATTTGAAACCAAGGCAATGCTTACAAATGAAACATTTGAAGTGCTTATGAGTAATATTCGCAACAATTTTACAAATTCGCAGGAGCGGGGCTGTTATATTACAGCTTATATCCCGGAATATGATGATTATGTTACGCAGTATGGCTATATGGCTGATTTTCAGCCAACGATTTACGGCACATACGGAAATGTGATTCGATACGATTCAATCAGACTTGCCTTTGTTGGAGGTGTTTACGGTGGTTAATTATCAATACGCAGAATTATTTAAAAAAGATAGCATAGATAAGCAGTTGACGATTGAAACGGACGATAAAACGACAAAAATTACAAATGTTGAACTACATCAAGAACAGTTTGAATTGACAGAAAGCATTTGTTCGGAATCTGAATTGACAATCGGAAGCTGTGAAGCGGCGGTGCTTAAATTTACTGTATCAAACATTTTTTTGCCGATGAAAGACAAAATGATAACGGTTAAAACGGTAATTGATAATAACACTGCAAATCCGTTTCAAATTGGCAGATATAAAGTATACTCTGACACACCAACGGCAGATAGAACAAAGCGTGATATTGTGGCTTATGACAGGCTGTATGACGTGATAAACGCAGATGTGGCGGAGTGGTACAATACTTTGCTCCCGGATAAAGACAGCATTACAACGATGAAAGCTTTTCGGGATAGCTTTTTTGGGTATTTTAGGATTGAGCAGGCGGACGTACAGCTTGTAAATGATGATATGAAAGTAGAAAAGACGGTTGAGCCGGAAGAATTAAGCGGTGCAACTGTGCTGAATTGTATTTGTGAAATTAACGGCTGTTTCGGACACATTGGACGTGACAGCAAATTCCATTACATTTACCTTGAACAGGAAATACAGGGATTATATCCAAGAAACGACCTGTATCCGGCAGATGATTTGTACCCGCGTGAGCCGAAAAGCACGAGAATAAGCAAAAGTCTGTACATATCGGCACAATATGAAGATTTCCTCGTGAAAACTATTGATAAACTGCAAATCCGAAAAGAGGAAGACGACATCGGAGTAATTGTCGGAAGCGGCACAAATTCTTATGTGATACAGGATAATTTTCTTGTTTACGGCAAAGGCAGTGAAGAACTGACGGAAATCGCAAATAACATTTACGGAAAAATCCGGGGAATTATTTACAGACCGTTTTCTGCGGACTGTAAAGGAAACCCATGCATTGAAGTAGGCGACGCTGTTCGTCTGCCAACAAAATATGAAATCATTGAAAGCTATGTGTTAAAACGTACGCTAAAGGGCATACAGGCACTTAGGGACGAATATGAAGCAACGGGTGAAGAATACCGTTCTACACAGGTAAACAGCGTACATAAAAGCATTATACAGCTTAAAGGCAAAACTAACGTGCTGACACGAACAATCGAGGAAACAAACAGCAAAATTTCAGACGTTGCAAACGGATTGAGTTCTGAAATTAAGCAGACAGCAACGGATATAAGAGCAGAAGTTAAAAACACGACTGATGGTTTATCAAGCAGTATATACCAAAACGCAGAATCAATTGCAACGGAAGTAAAGCGGGCAAACGAAGCCGAAGGAAATTTATCGACGAAAATTACACAGACTGCGGAATCAATTACATCAGAAGTAAGCAAAAACTACGAAACAAAAGAAAACGCTACAAACACAAAAACGGAGTTGGAAAGTTCTATAAAACAGACGGCAGACGGATTTACGGCAGAGTTATCAAAACAGGTAACGGAAACTAAACAATATGCTGAATCTGCCGCTGAAACGGCTGAAAGTAATGCAAAACAGGACACAGCAGATAAGTTAAAGGATTACAGCACAACAACGGAAATGAATACCCAAATCAATGCTACAGCAGAGGGAATTTCGGCAGAGGTAACCCGAAAACTGCAAAGCTACAGCACTACAGAACAGATGAATAGTGCAATAAGGCAGACGGCGGACAGCATTAATACAGAAGTATCAAAAAAAGTAAATGGCGATGAAATTATTTCAAAAATTAATCAATCTGCCGAAAACGTTTCGATTGAAGCAAACAAAATCAATCTGAACGGCGCTGTGACGGCAAATCAAAATTTTAAAATCGGTTCGGATGGCAGTATGGAAGCGTTATCTGGACTAATCGGAGAATGGCAGATATTTGACGGATATTTGCGGTATGTTTTAGGAGAAAATGCACAGGCACTTTTAAAACCGGACGAATTGCTTATTAGTAGAAGTGCCGGGGCAAACTTTCACGCATATCCGGGATTGTTGTATATGCAATCTGATGACGGAGAACGAAGCATTTCTATTGATTGCAATGACGGAAGCATTAATTTGGGCGGAAGCTGGACAACTCCGTGGGGCGACATAGAAGGATAGAAAGGAGCAGGCATGAATAAAACGTATGGTCGTATAAATTGGGAAAATTATCCGAGCGATGAAACACCACTGAATGAAAGTAATCTGAATAAAATAGATGTGGCTACAGATGAAATTGACAATAGGGTAATTACACTGGACACTACAAAAGCGACTAAGGAAGAAGTTTCAACACTGGTGCAGGACGTTGCCTTTGAAGAAAAGACAGGCATTATTACTATTACTAAAAAAAATGGCTCAAAAATAACGATTGACACGCAGATGGAAAAAATCGCGGTAAATTTTTCATATAATGCCGAAACACAGCAGATTATTTTAACGCTTATTGACGGTACAAAACAATATATAGACCTGGCAGCACTGATTACACAGTATGAGTTTTTGGACAGTGACACGGTGGCATTTTCGATTGACAGCGCTGGAAAAGTGTCTGCAATCGTAAAAGAAGCGAGTATACAGGAAAAACACTTACGACCTAATTATCTTGCAGATATTAAAGTTGAAGTTGCAAAAGCACAGGCAAGCCAGTCGGCGGCGGCAAAATCTGAAAGCAATGCAAAGGCAAGTGAAACAGCGGCGGCAACCAGTGAATCCAATGCGGCGGCGAGTGCTACAAAAGCACAGAGTTATGCTACTGGCGGTACAAACAGCCGCACAGGCGAAGATACGGACAATGCAAAGTATTATAGCCAACAGTCGGCACAGAGCCAATCGGCGGCGGCAACAAGCGCAGATACGGCAAGTACGAAAGCAGAAGAAGCGGCGGCAAACGCGGCAACAGCTAAAACAAGTGCCGATAATGCCGCGGGAAGTGCAAATTTAGCCAATGAAAAGGCAAATAGCGCGGCAAATAGCGCAACCATCGCAGTTTCAAATTCCAATGCGGCACAGCAGTACGCTTCCAATGCGGCGGCAAGTGCGGACACAGCACAAAACTATGCCGTAGCAGATACAGACAGTGCGAAATACTATTACGAGCAGGCAAGACGGATTTCTGAATCGTTTTCGGGTGCATTAAGACCAATGGGAACGGTTACATTTGCAAATCTTCCGGTATTATCAGAAGTGGCTGGTGGAAGCATGTATAACATTTCAGACCAGTTTGTAACAACTTCGGATTTTAAGGAAGGTGCAGGAAATACTATTCCGGCAGGCGCAAACGTATATAAGACAGAGGACGGCAAGTGGGATGTCCTTGCAGGAACACCAGTAACAGGAGTAAAAGGCAGTGCTGAAAGCAGATATAGGCGGGGCAATGTTGATATAACAGCAGAAAATGTAGGTGCGTTATCGTTAAAAAACGGCGGGAACGTAACAGGGGATACGTCTTTCCAAGGAAAGCGGCGGGTGCATTATGTTGATGACGGTACTGGTAGAGCCGGATATGACAAGATAGCCCGCTTTACAGCAAAAAGCGCTTACAACAACGCGGCGATTGAAATTGAACTTGCAAGACGTACAGATACTGTACCAACACACGTTGCAATAATGTTTGCCGGTAATGCGTGTTATGCGGTTACGTGCATGGGACACACCAAAGACGTTTTTATGTGTAAAGAATCTGACGGTGTATGGGTACTGTATGTAAAGAAAACGCATGAGTGGTGTACTACAAGCGTATTAGATTATGTGCATTCTTCTTTTGCTGACGGTGTAACGGTTGAGTGGATAGTATCAAGCAGTGCGAATTATGCAGAATCACTGCCGAACACAGAAATTATAAATGGTTCGTGGGGGTATATTGTAAAAGAGGCGATGGAAGCAGATGGAACGGCAACAGTTCTTGATTACAACGACACATCGAAAAAAATCAAAGTCGGCTGGGTAGGAAATTCATTATCCCAAGACCAGATTTTAGGTGTGGCTTGCTATGCTAGTGGAGATGACGATACCGTAAAAGCCAAAATCAAAGACGTGTCAAAAGCTACGTTTAAAAACTGGTTGGGGGCAAATGATTATATACCTATAAACGGCACTACAAGCCTCGCAGGCAGTATTATCCCGAATGAAGACGTTGCTATTGATTTAGGAGATGAAACGCACAGATTCACGAATGTCCATTCAAGTAACATTACTACAGGTGCAATATACATGGAACATGATTCCAATGCCATTTACGAAACCGGTAACGATTCCGCAAATGGTAATGGTGGAGGACTTAATAATTTGGTAATTAGGTCGTGGTGGGGGGTATCGTTTACTTCTCCCGCTGCCGCCGGTCAGTATGGCGGCAAAAATCAAACTGCTGTAGGAATTGACTGTCGAGAAGGTATTGTTAAAGCGTATAATTTTGCGGGCTTAATAAATGGACACAGTGTTAATGCAGACGTGCCGGAAAATGCAAAATTTACGGATACAAAAGGAAGATATATTGGCACTACCGTAACAAAGCCACAAGATAAAACAGAAATGTATATCACATATCTTTCAAGCGGTTATATTGTAATGGCAGGAAAAACAGTAAGTAAAAGCTATGCAATGAATACACAATATGGAAATGCGTTTTGGGCACCGTTCACAATTTATTTGCCACCTAATATTGTAAAAAATATTGACAGCGTGAATATTACTCCATTTGCGGAAACAGGGCTGATAAGTGCAAGCATAAACGGCTATACCAGCGAACAAATAACGGGATTTGTTTGGTCGCCACAAAACGAAACAAAAAGCATATCATTTCATGTTACCGTACATGGAAGGGCGTAAGGTAGGTGATTGGTATATATAACGACAGCAGTTAAAGACACGAAAGTGTCTTATTTTTTTACCCTAAAACACAATAAAAATTATATTTAGCCGCAGAACAGCGGCAGAAAGAGGTTCATATGAGCAGATATTCAGTAATTGATGTAAGTAAGCATAACGGAGTTATCGACTGGGATACCACAAAGAAAAATGTTGACGGTGTAATTATTCGTGTCGGTCACGGCAATGACAGCACATCACAGGACGACCCGCAGGCAATCCGTAACATGGAAGAATGTGAAAGACTGGGCATTCCGTATGGTGTGTATCTGTACTCTTATGCGTTAAATAATGCCGAAGCAGAAAGCGAAGCGGCACACGCACTGCGCATGGTAGAGGGCTACAATCCGGTGTTAGGTGTATGGTTCGACATGGAAGACGCGGACGGATACAAAGAAAAGCACGGGTTTAACCCATACGATAACAGACAGGAAATTACTGATTTTTGTAAGATTTTCTGCGACAGAGTATCCGAAGCAGGATACAAGACTGGTGTTTACGCAAGCAAAAATTACTGGGATTCAGTAATCTATGCAGACCAGTTATCCAATTATGAAGTATGGCTTGCACACTGGAGCATTTCAGAGCCGTCAATGGATTGCCTGTTATGGCAGTATACATCAGACGGTGAAGTTGCCGGTGTACCGTCAAGCAGAGTTGACATGAATTACTGGTACGGTGAGTTACCGGAAGTTGACGGCGGCAGTGATTCTGATAGCAATTCGGGCGACTGCGGCGGCGATGAAGAAGACACAGAGGGCGGTGGATACAGCTATTCTGTAGGCGATACCGTAAACTACGATACAATCTATGTATCTTCAACATCAGAAGAAGCATTAAAGCCTACCTACACGACCGGCACAATTACACGAGTTGTTGACGGTGCGAGAAACCCATATCTGATTGACGACGGCACAGGCTGGATTAACGATGATTGCATTGCTAGCGGCGGCAGTGATGATTCTGACGATTCAGAAGAAAGTTCGGATTGCGGCGGCATTTCTGCGGGCGATACCGTCCGTTTCAACGGCGATACTGACTACAATGGCACGCCAATTAAGGCATGGCACAATGACAGCGGCTATGAAGTCACACAGCTTGACGGGGATAGAGCAGTCCTTAGTTTCAACGGTTCCGTATTTGCGGCAGTCAATGTCAGCGATTGCGAATTAATCTAAACATAAAAATACCGGGAGCGTAATACTCCCGGTGATATTTTAATTGTTATCGTGTAAATCAATCATAACAGCTTCAACTTGTGGAATTGTTATCGGTTTATTCAATGTAGATGTGTATGAATACTGACCGACATAACCACCATAAATTGTAATTCTATCATTTTCAAGTAGTTTACCGTCAATTACATCATTTGCATAAACAACAAGCAACACATGATTATAGTCATCATCTACAGCCATTCTTATAGCGGTATAATTGCTATCAACCGCACCAATCATCTGTATAACTTTTCCGTCAAATTTCACAGGTTTATCAATATTTTTGTCCGGGTATCTTGCAAGAGTTTCGTATGTAATATCTTCGGTGTATGTCATTCTATCCCTTGATAACAGCGTTTCTTTTTCTGTAGGGGCTTCTGTTTCAGTTTGCGCTTCCGTGACGGCTTCTGTACTGCTTGCGGCGGCGGAATTATTCGCAGTTGAATTTTGGCAAGCTACAAGCCCTAAAAGGCATACCGGCATTAATAAGCATAATAATTTCTTTTTCATAAAAATTCTCCCTTGCTTTTATTTTTAAATAATAATAGCACATAACCTAATTTTTGTCGAACTGATAAATAGCAAATTAGTACTATACGCGCCGCAATCCGACATTATGTGACAGCATACGCTATAAAATGTAGACGTTTTTAGAGTAAATGTCGTTTTTTGCGGTTTAAATCGTTTGTGAAAAATTGGTAATTTTTGTAAAATTAAATTGTCCAAAAGATTGGGCAATTCAAGTTCCGGTGGGCGGTTGCGCTGTTTGGCATTGCGCCGCCGCCCCTTTACATAACCTTAATTTACATCAGCGACCTTTGTTCCAATCTTGACGGAAACAAACATTTGTTCTATAATGTTTGTATCGCTACTTTATTGTGTCGGGGAATACGGAGGGTAAATTATGGACAAAAAAGATAACAATGAATTTTACAGAAACGAAATCATCAAATTACTAAAGCAAATCGAAAGTACAAATGTACTAATTAAAATATTAGCTGTTGTAAAAACGCATTTGAAATTATTAAAAGCAGATAAATAACAGAAAAGCGGGATTTAATCCCGCTTTTCTTATTTCATAAATCTTTGCATAAAATTCCAAAATAATTCTTTATCTTCATCAGATAGTTGCCAATAATCAATAATCGCTTTCTTGGCTCTTGGGTCTTTTACACCTATTGTTGTGGTTATTTCTTCATAATCCGTATTAATTGGATTATGTTTTTCGCCAATTCCTTCGCGCAGCCATTTCTCATTAATATTAAATTCACTACATATTAAACGAATGGTTTGCTCAGAAGGAAAGTTTTCTCCACTTTCAATTTTACATATAGCCGACCGGGAAACGGACAGTTTTTTTGCAAAATCATTTTGGCTCATTTTAAGCTCGTTTCTTATGGACTTTATTCTTTCATTCACGTCTTAGTCCCTCCTTTCAAAATTATATTATCATAATTTGCACATTAAGTCAACAAAAAGTATTGACAAAGTACATTAAATGCGCTATGATATGTACATCAGATGAACAACATCTGAAATAAAAGGAAGGAGGAAATCACATGGTAGCAGAAGTATTATCTCAAAAAGATATTAAAGACGGAGAAAAAATTTGCATTTTATTTTCAAATCTTTCAGAAGAAAATAAGACAATGGCAATGGTATATCTGTCGGCATTAAGAGATAAGGAAATGGCTGAACAGGTAAATAAGCAGAAAAAGGAGTAGCCGGTGGACGAGAAAAAAAGGCATATTTCAGAAATCCTCTGTCAGCAGATAGAGTTGTTGGCAGAGGAAAGCAAGAATATTCAACCGAACGACAAAGGGTATAAGCCGTTTTTAATTGAATATTCACAGGCTATTTGTCAAATTGCTGATACTTATGCACGTTTTTTAGATATTGGAAAAACAAAGACAGAGTAGAAATGTCTTCCGTGTTTTCAGCAATGCAAGCAGTGGAACACAATCCTTTATTGGATATGTACCACTCACATTCAGAGCCGTAGTACTCGTTGAATGAATTTAAAGGACATTTAGCCACAAAGAATCACCTCTTTCATATTAAAAGATAAGAGGATTATACCACAGAAAGGAGAAGAAATGGCGGAAACAAATTTACAGGTTTTTAATTCAGAAGAATTTGGAAACGTCAGAACGGTAATTGTAAATGACGAACCAATGTTTTGCTTGGCTGATGTGTGCCGGGCATTGGGAATATCTAATTCGGGAAATGTTAAATCTCGATTATCTTCAAAGGGTATTCGTAGCATGGATACCCTTACAGCAGGCGGAAATCAGAAGCTTATTTATGTTGATGAAGCCAACCTGTACAAAACAATCTTTCAGAGCCGTAAGGCAAGCGCAGAGAGATTTACTGATTGGGTAACATCAGAAGTCCTTCCGTCAATCAGAAAGACGGGAAACTACAACATGAATATGACAGACGAGGAAAAGATTCAGCTTATTGCTAAGGGCAATGTGAAGCTGAATGAAAGAATTGATAAGGTCGAAGACAAAATATCTTCCCTTGAAAATGATATGCCGCTGTACGGCTGTGAAATAGATGAAGTGCAGAAGCATATCAAAAGAAAAGTAATTGATGTGCTTGGCGGCAAGAACACCAGCGCATACAAAGACAGTAGCGTGAGGAGTTCAGTGTTTGCGGACATATACCGGCAGTTGAAGCGCGAATACGGGTGTGTTTCGACATACAAGAGTATAAAGCGCAAATACATTGCAGATGTACATGATTTTATTGATTGCTATTTGCCGCCAACGGTACTTTCAGAACAAATTACAAATTCCAATGCGCAGATGTGCATGAGTTTTTAGAAAAGGGGTATGAAATGTATATTAATCCATTTGTGGCAGGAGTAATTTTCACAATCCTCGTTGAAGTTGGGCTTGCTTTGGTTTACTCATGGAGCAACGGAAACGGAAAGGATAAAAGATGAAACAGCCAAAGAAACTTACAAGGGAACAGAAAGAAGCGTGTTCGGCGCACCACTTAAATGCCGAACATTGGCTTTTGGTTGAAGAAACAGAGTTTTATTTAAAACTTATTAATAAAGAAACCGGAAGCCGGAAAACGATTGACAAATTTGCAAAGATTAAAAGGGAGAAAAAGAAATGAACAAAGAAAAGGTAACAGTACAGGATTGCGTAGAAATGCAGGAAATGAAAAATCAGTCAGTCATTTTGAATGACGGCAAGGTTGTAAGATTTGAAGAAAATCAGAAGCCTAAAAAGGTCCTGTGGTTTTCTCGGCACAAAATGACAGATCCGCAGTTAGCCGCACTGGGGAACGTTGAAATTGTGCAGATTGACCGGTCTATCGAATCGGCATTTGAGTTGCAGGAAGAAATCAACGACTGCGACATTATCGCCATTGTCGCACCTATCGGATTGCAGGCACAGTTTTTAAGAGTTGCAGGCGACAAGCCGGTAATTGTAGCACTTAATAACAGAGTGCTTGTACCACAGGAAGACGGCACAGAAGCTAAGGCAGTGTTTAATTTTGTTAAATGGGAAAGACTTGTCAAAATTGATGTCGTAAAAGAAGATTTTAATAATTAAAAGAAAAGAGGACAAAGAAATGAACAAAATTGAAATTAGCGGAAGAATCACAAAGGGGCAGGTTTTTTCTCACGAAAACCATGGTGAGAAATTTTATTCAACACAGATTACAAGTGTGAGGACAAGTGGTGTCCCGGACACACTCAACGTTACATTTTCAGAAATCTTCCTTAAAAATATTAAGGAAGATGAACATGTTAAAATTTTCGGAGAAATCCGAACAATGAACTATTACGGTCACTGTCACATCTTTGTATTCGCAAAAGACGTTACAGAGTATCCGGGAAAAGACGGAAATTTTGCGGAACTGGACGGATATATCTGTCGTGAACCAATTTTCCGTGAAACACCGCTGAATAGAAAAATTACTGACTTACTGGTAGCAAGTAACCGGAAGTACGGAAAATCAGATTACATTCCTTGCGTTGCATGGGGAAGAAAAGCCGTCAAGGCAGGGCTTATGAATGTGGGTGAAAAAATCTCTTGTACCGGCAGATTACAAAGCCGTGAATATTTGAAAAGGTATGAAGACGGCACAGAAGAAATCAAGACAGCCTACGAATTGTCAATCAATAATTTACGAGAGGGGGATTCCGAAAATGGCGAAGATTAAGATTTCGAAGAAACGGTATGAAGCACTTTTGGACACAGAAACAAGAGTTCAAGTGCTTTTGAGCAAAACAAAAGCGGATAAGTACATATCACTGGTGGACATGTACAGAATTTTGGGAAATGAGTTTGAAGCCCAAAGAATTGAAAAAGAAAGGGATAAGGTGGAATGGGATGAGGATTAAGCTGCTAAAAATTATCGTAGAAAATTTCATGTGTTATGCACATGAAGAATTTAACTTCTTTGATTTAACAAAAATTTTCGCAATGAACGGCAAAGGAAAATCCAGTATTGCTACGGCATACAACTGGTGCATGTTCAACTGTGATTATGAATTAAAAGATAATCCAGTTGTGCGCCGGGAAGTAGGCGGAAAGCCTGTTGATGATATGGACACCAGTTCAACACTGGTGCTTGATGTTGACGGGAAAGAAGTAATTATGAAAAAAGTACAAAAACGTACTTATAGTAAGGACAGAAGCAGTTATAAAGATGATAACAAGTATTTCATCAATGATGTGCCTAAGACCTTAAAGGACTTCAACGCATATCTTGAAGTCGATATGAACGTGTTTAAGATGTGCAGTAATATCAATGGCTTCCTTAATCAGAAGCCAGCAGACATGAGAGAATATTTATTCAATTTGGTAGAGGACGTTTCTGATATTGATGTAGCGCGCCAGCAGACCGAATTAGCCGAGTTAGTTCCATTGTTAGGCAAATATACGGCAGAGGAATTATCAGCTATGAATAAGGCTACAAAGGCTAAAATCACAAAAGATTTGCCAGTATTAGACGGACAGATTAAAGAAAAGGAAAGAGATATACAGCTTAAACAGGCTGTAGATACATCTGACCTTGAATTACAGAAGAACAGCCTTAAAGAACAGATTGCTGATTGCGTGGCAAAACAGACCGACAATGACAAGCTGATGGCTGAATACGACAAGGCAAGCGCCGATATTATCAATCTTAAATTTGAACTGAATGACATGGACCGCAAGGCAAATGAAGAAAACTTCAAACAGAGAAGATGGATTGATGATGAAATCGTTGACGTCAAGCGTAAGATTGATGAAATTTCAAGAAGCATTAAAACAGCTAATGATGAAATTGAAAAAGCCAATGCAGTTATTGGCAGATACACGCTTGAATTGCAGGAAGCTAGTGGGACGTGGACGAAATTACATGAAATGCAGTTTGACGAAAATGAAAAAATTTGTCAGATGTGTGGACAGGAGTTACCGGCAGACAAAGTTGAATTACTCATTAAAAACTTTGAATCTAAAAAGGCTTCGGCACTTGAAAGCGAAGCTGAAAGGGGCAACAAGATTAAATTTCTTGTGGATTCAGAAAAAGAATCCGTTGCTAAATTGAATGAAGAAATTGCCGCATACAAATCTGAAAAAGATAAACAGGAAAAAAAGTTAAAAGACCTTGAAAGCCAGTTGGCGGCGATTCCGGCTGAAATTGATGTAACAGGAACAGATGAATACAAGGCACTTGAACAGCAGATAGCCGAAAAGGAAGAAGCTATGCACAAGGCTAATGACATTTCAGCGGTTAAGTCTGAATTAAAGGCGCAGGAAACGGATTTAAGACGGCAGTTGTCTGACTGTGAGAATCAAATTGCCAAATCTGATACTGCCGCAGATGAACAGCGACTTGAAGAATTGAAGAAAACAAGGCTTGATTCTGAACAGAACAAGGCAAACGCAGAAAAGATACTCGCCTTGCTTGAAGAACTGGACAAAGCAAAGAATGAAATGCTGTCAGAAGCTATTAACAGCCATTTTGAATTAGTTGAATGGCAGTTGTTTGAACTGGCTAAGAATGGAAATTACAAATCAGTTTGCATTCCGAAAATTGACGGCAAGTCGATTCTTACGACCGTGTCAAACAAGGGCAACCGAATTTTGGGTAGAGTTGATATTTGCAAGTCAATTCAGAAAATTAGCAGTATTAGCTGTCCGATTTTCTTGGACGACAGTGAAAGCCTGTCAAACGAAAATCAGAAGCGGGTAGCAGGCATGGTTGATAGTCAGTTGATTATGCTAATTGTTAATGATAGCGAGAAATTAGAGATTGTGGAGGGATAATATGAAACTTTATTTTTACAAATTGAATACAGGTGGAAGATACGAAAAAACAGGAATTACAGTACAGGTTTGTGAAGCAGAAGAGAAGTCAAAGATATACAAGTCTGTTGATAGATTTTTTCCAAACTACTGCTGTGCAGAAAAGAAAGATGATGTTGGGCGAATAATTAATTTTAATTACCTGTTTCTTACAGAACCTAATTTTGAATATGCAAAAGAGGTGTTCCGAAACGGGGCGGAAAGAAGAATTGCAAACAAATTGGAAGAAATTGAAAAACTCAAAGCTGAATTAAAAATAATAAATGAAAGTGAGGAAAATTAAATGAGTAGAGAATTGGAACTTGCTAGAGAACTTGTAAGAAAGTTAGAAGAAGCAGAAAAGGATAATAAGGTGCAGTTATCAGAATTACAGCCAGGAGAAACGTTTAAAATCGGAGAACATGATTTTATTGTTCTTGAGCAGAACGTTTGCAATGGCACAACAAATGTAATATCTAAAGGCTTTATGGCAAAGGGTATTGTTTTTGACAGCAATACAAGAGATTACAACAAATCTAATCTTAAAAGAGTTATTGAAGAAAACATCCAACCGGTCATTGAATCAGAGATTGGAGCAGGCAACATTATTAAACAGGCGGTTAGCTTAACATCTGTTGATATGCAAGATGGGTTTAAGCCTTGTTATTGCAAGGTAAGACCGATAACGTTTAACGAAGCAAGAAAGTATAACAATTTGCTTTTTAATAAAGGATTGGACGATTGGTGGTGGACATGTACGCCTTGGAGTACGGCTGACAGGGGTTGGGAATGTACTGTAGCCGTCGTTTCGCCGTTCGGCGTTATCCGCGGCAACTGCTGTTACGACTTCAACGGTGTTCGCCCTTTTTGTATCTTAAAATCTAATATCTTTGTATCAAAAGGAGAATGATTATGACATTGACAATGAAAAGCTTGCAGGAGCAGATTAATGAATTAAGAAATGAAGTTGCTGTTTTAAAAGCAGTTGAAAAGACAAGAAAGATTCCTACCGGGTTAAGTGTAGGAGATACATTTAAACTTGCTGGGCTTACATGGACAATCCTTGATATTACAGATAAAGGATATATGTGTATTGCTGACAGATTAGAGGATTCAATGAAATTTGATAGTGAATCAAATAATTGGGTTGGAAGTCAGTTGAGAGGATATCTCAACACGGAATTTATTAAAAAAATTGCTGATGAGATAGGGGAAGAAAATATCGTTTCGTTTAATCGAAATCTTCTTTCGCTTGACGGTCAAGATGAATATGGAAACTGCAAAGACACAGTATCTTTATTGACCGTAGATGACTACCGCAAGTACAGAAGATTTATTCCGAATACTGACGATTGGTGGTGGCTTGCAACACCACGGAGTACAAAGCGTAATAGCTATGAATATTCCGTTACCGTTGTTTCGCCGTCCGGCAATTTCCGCTACAACCGCTGTTACGACAGCAACGGTGTTCGCCCTTTTTGTATCTTTTCATCTGAACTCTTTGAATCAGAGGATTAGTAAATGGCAGAAACAGATTTAAAAGTTATTTTAAAAGCAAAAGAACTGGCAGAACATACTTTGAGGATAACTTAAAATTGCAACCGATACCCGAAAAATACAGATTTATATGTAAAAGAATTATTAGAAAGAGAGGAATAGAGATTATGGCAGAGAATACAACAGTCGCAGAGAAGAAAGCGTTTACCACTTCATTGAGCGAATGGAGTAACGCAATGACAGGACTTATCATTGAAGATTACAAGTCTTGCGGCATGGAAATGGACGATTATGCTAAAGAGTGCGCCATGGAAGCTATGACAAGCATTTTCAATCTTGTTAAGAGTGACCCTAAGATTAATATGGGAAATCTTGATACAAGCAATTTAAGGGGCATTGTGAAGCGTTGTGCAAGCCTTAAATTAAATGCGAGTGCATATCCGAGAGAGTGCTATTTTCAGTTGCGAAGCGTAAAAATAGGCGTTGACCCGCAGACCGGAAAAGATATTTGGCAGAAACAGGTTGAAATGGGAATTGAGGGTAGCGGCTACGATTCTTTGCTTGCTAATTATGGCAAAGATGTTAAACAGGTATATCCGTACTGGGTAATTAAGGAGGGAGATAAGTACATACCGCCTAAGCACAAGGGACTTACAATTACAGAACCGGAGTGGGAGGAAAATGGACAGTCTGATAAAGCAGTAAGAGTTGTATATCCTGTTAAGCTGCTAGACGGAACAGTAACATATCTTTCTGCTGATAGAGACAGCGTTAAGGTAAATCTTTTAGCTCATGTTAAGCAAAACATAATGAATGAGACTTTTGGCATTTGTGAGGATAGATACCACGCTACACCAAAGCAGAAAACAGAAATTAAGGCTAAGAAAGAAGAAATACTTAACGCTTTAAGAGCGTGTAAGACAGTTGATGAAATGCTTGAATGTGAACTTGCAAGACCATTTATCAGCGGTGCTTGGCTCGATACACCGGAGAGTATGATTCAGAGAAAAATGTGTAACAATGCGACAAGGAAATATCCTAAGAACTATGACCCAATGGCACGGCAGGCACAGGTTGAAATGGACGAAGTATATCAAGCCGCACAGGCTGAAATTGCTGAAAATGCTAATAGAATTGCTTTTGAAGAACCGGACATTGTTGACAGCACAGCCACAGAAGTAACCGAAGAACAGGCAGAAGGCAGTACACTTCCACCGTTTATGCAGGAATAGGAGTGCAATTATGGAAGATAGACATTTATTTAAAGCAAAAGATAATAAAGAGTGGGTCCGCGGAAGCTTGGTTTATACTTTTACTGGCACGCCTTATATCGTAGCAGAATACGACCACATAATGAACCTTATAAATATGAATGAGGTAGACCCATCCACCATCTGCCAATGTACCGGCTTGAAAGATAAGAACGGCAAGCTGATTTGGGAGAATGATATTGTAAAAAGAACTGATAAGCCTAAGGCAGGAGAGCCTACAATCGGTATTATTGAGTATGATATTGCCAACACAGCTTTTCTTATTCTGTGGCTGGATAACCTTAATTATTCGCCGATGTATCCGTGGGAAGAAAAAATCCAAATAGTCGGCAATAAATTTGACAATAAAGATTTATTAGAAAAGGAGTTTTTTGAATGAGAGTAATATCACAGGACGGAATAATAGATGTTCCTTATGAAATGGCAGTTGTTTATGTTGAATGCGAAGGTGTTATTGCCAAAGTTGGTGATAAAAGATATGTAATGGGTAGTTATTCAACAGAAAAAAAAGCAGTTAAGGCTATGGAAATACTGAGAAAAGTGTATGAAAATAATGTGTTTTATCATTGCACAGCTAACTCAAAGCGTTTTGAGGAAGTTCAAAGTATTTTGAGTGAGGAGCAATTTCGGAAAGCTACAACCGAGTACTTCCAGTTCCCACAGGACAATGAAATCGAGGTGTGATTATGGCAAAACACACAATGCAGGAATTATATCAATGGCAGGCATTACCGCTGAATATCAAGGTTTTAATGGCAGCAGAGAGAGTAAGGAACTGGGTAAATGAATTTGGTGAAGATGGCGTGTATCTGTCGTTTAGTGCCGGTAAAGACAGCACAGTTTTAGGGCACATAATCAGAGAAGTTTGTGGATATAAAAATATCCCTTTTGTATTTGTAGATGTGCCGACACAGTATCCAGAGTTAAAGGAGTTTGCACAGACTTTTGATAACCTTGTGATTTTGAAACCCAAGATTTCATTCGCAGAAGTTTGTGAACAGTATGGATTTCCGATGATTAGCAAGGAAGTGTCAAATTGCGTTAGTGGTGCAAGAAAATATGTTAAATACCTTGACAGTCAAAAATCTAATAACACAATCTTAACAGACAGACAGACAGACAGACAGACAGACAGACAGACAGACAGACAGACAGACAATTCCATATGCTTGCTATATGGCAGACCTGCTAGGAATAGACAGGAGAATAAACAAGCAGAACGAACAGTACAAGAGTTTGCAGATGGGAGTTATCCCTAGCGGTTCAGAATATTGTCTTAAAAAGTTAAATGGAGAGCGAATAAATAAAGATGGCAGTTACAGTTCTTTTAATCAAGAAAGATATAAATTCTTCCTTGAAGCACCATTTGAAATAAGTAATAAATGTTGCGACATAATGAAGAAGAAGCCCTCACACGACTACGAAAAGGAAACGGGTAGAAAACCAATAATGGCGACTATGGCAAGCGAAAGTGTTCAACGTACACAAAAATGGCTACAGGATGGCTGCAATGCTTTTAATGTCACAAGACCGCATAGCAATCCTATGAGCTTTTGGACAGAACAAGATGTGTTGCTTTACATTAAAGAAAATAATCTGCCAATATGTTCCGTTTACGGCGAAGTAGTCACAGATTATGAAGCTATGGGGCAATGTGAAAATCAGATGTCACTTGCTGATTTTGGAATTTTTGATAAGGAAAGACCATTGCTAAAGACTACAGGTTGTCAAAGGACAGGTTGCGTACTATGCGGATTTGGCTGTCATTTGGAAAAGGAAAGCAGATTTTTAAGGCTGAAAGAAACACACCCTAAATTCCATAATCTACTTTACATCTTGAAAAACAATGGCGTGACATACGCAGAAGCTATTGATTGGGTGAACGAACACGGAAATATGAATATTAAGTATTAAAGGAGTACTTAAATGAAACTTAAATGTATAGCCACAGGAAGTACAGGAAACTGCTACACCTTGACTTCCGACAGCGGAGAAACGCTTATCCTTGATTGTGGAATACCGATTAAGGAAATCAAAAAAGGCTTGAACTGGAATATAAAAAATGTGGTTGGCTGTATAGTCAGCCACGTTCATTCAGACCATAGTAAGTCAGTAAAAGATTTTGAATCTATGGGAATACCGGTATTTACCCCGTACATAAGCCTTGAGCCTATGTCAATGGGCAGAGAGTTCAAAATACAGGCATTTGACCTAACGACAGTAGACGGCAGGTGGACACACACAAACGCAGACGGTAGCGAATGTCCTTGCTTCGGATTTTTAATCACTCACCCGGAAATGGGGAAAACGCTTTACATCACTGACACAGAATTGATTAAGTGGAAGTTTAAGGGCATAAATCACATTTTACTCGGTGTGAACTACGACAAGGATTTAATTGACAGGGATAACGCAGGCAAGGCAAACCACGTATTCAGAGGGCATTTATCCATTGACACAGCTTGCGATTTTGTTAAGGCAAATCATTCAGACAGCTTGCAGAACGTCATAATGTGCCATCTATCAAGTGAAAATTCTGATAGAGATAGTTTTATTGAGAAGATGAAAAAGGTTGCTTGCGGGGCAAATGTAGATGTTGCAGAAGCCAATAAAGAATGGATTCTAAAAAATCCGAATGAATGCCCGTTTTAGAAAGGAGATTAAATGTTAAAACATCTTAAATTTTGCCATGTGATTGGTGGAAAATATAATTTTGATTGTCACCTTTATTTAAGCGATATCGCTATTGAGAACTACAAAAATATAGGTTGCAAAGTCAAAATTTTGTTTGATTCAGAAAGGAGTAAACAAGCATGAAAGTCAAAGAATTAATCGAAGAATTAAGCAGATACAATCCTAATGCAGAGGTTGAATGTACATATAGCAATGATACGTTTAACATTAATGAAATTGTGGATAAAACGTTTGCAACATTTTATCCTACGGTACTTATAGGGATTCAAAATCAAAATCCGAAAGGAAACTAGAAAACATGATTAAAGGCAGAAAAGTCTATGACCCACTGACAGATACTTGGAGTACTGGATATTGGATTGTGGACGACAAAGGAAATTATTACCCGATGTGGTAGAAAGGAGCAGAAATAAATATTGATGAAGCGATAAAAAATTTTAGGTACGATGCCGAGAACAATCGTGCCGATTTGGATTTAGAATTTGCTAAGGAGAATGAACAGATTGCAAAATGGCTTGCACAACTTAAAGAATATCAGCAGTTAGAGGAACAAGGCATGCTTATTAAGCTGCCTTGCAAGGTGGGAGATACAGCTTACGAAATAACAGGAGCAACAACTCATGGTTACGATTGGAAATATCTAACTTACGAAAAAGCATATGTGCATGGGACTGTATTTAATTTAGGCAGACTTTACGATATAGGTAAAACAGTATTTCTCACAAAATCCAAAGCAGAAGCAAAACTAAAAGAATTGAAAGGTGATATAAATGGAAAGTGAAAACTTCTTTGAAAAATGCAGAACTTGTCAATACTGTTTTACGAAAAATGATGATGATTATGTTTATTGTAGAAAAAGAAATGGAAAGTGCGAATATAAACCATATAAATCAAGAAAAAAATTGAGAGGTAGAGAAAATGAAAGTAGTAATTGACGTCCCTAAAGATTTCACAGGAGATTATATTGTTGACAAATTCAAAGATTTCTTTTCAAGGGTTATTGCAGATATTGATTGCAAAGGTATGTGTGGTAGATACGAGAAAGAAATTGCTGAAATGTTTTTAAAAGCATTTGATGATAGCGAAGAAAAAACTTCTTGCAACTGCCAACGCAACAGCAATCCAAGAGATAATGAGCCTTGTTTCAAATGTGGTAGAAAAAAGACCAATGCCGACAGAATAAGGAATATGTCGGGTGAAGAATTGGCAAAATACATTTACGATGTGTCTGAACATTGCGCAGACTGTGTTGTGTGCGGCGATGACTGTGACAGTTGCGATGGTACAGAAGATATTTGCGTGCCAAAGATTGTTGAATGGTTAAAAACAGAAAGCGAGGATTAGAAATATGATTAAAACTGAACATGGAGTAGTAATTGTAAAAGGCAACATTGTTGAACTTATGGCAGACTTAGGGATTATTATTTACAGTTTGAATAAGGATATAACTGCAAAGACGGACGAAAAGTGCGCTAAAGAACTGCTTGACATGGCTTATAAAGAAGCGTTTGTAGAACCGAAAACAGAGAAAAAAGCTGAAACTAAAGAACTTCAAGAATTATTAAATCAACTTGCTAAAATTTTATCAAAATAGAAAGGACATGGATTATGAATAAAGTAATTTTAGTTGGTCGGTTAGTACGTGACCCCGATGTAAGGTATTCACAAACTGGGAATGGCAATATGGCGGTAGCACGGTACACATTAGCTGTTGACCGTAAATTCAAAAAAGAGGGCGAGCAGAATGCAGATTTTATTAATTGCATTGCGTTTGGAAAATCGGGAGAATTTGCCGAAAAATATTTCTTTAAGGGAATAAAAATTGCAATCAGCGGCAGGATTCAGACTGGAAGTTATACGAACAAAGACGGTCAGAGAGTTTACACGACTGATGTAGTTGTTGAAGAACAGGAGTTCTGCGAAAGCAAACAGAATCAGCAGAGTAACGGCATAATTCAGCCGAATAGCAATGTTGACAGCGATGGATTTATGAGTATTCCCGATGGAGTGGAAGACGAAGGTTTACCATTTAATTAAGGAGGCGTGAGTATGACAGAGAGTGAAGCAATTAAAGAGTTTCATCAGAATATTGATATGCCATTTGGAAGTAACATATCAAGAGAAGCGTCTGAACTTGCAGTATGGGCGCTTGAAAAGCAGATACCAATGAAACCTATTTTAAAAAATGGAGAAAACGGGAGTTTTGTTGATTATGAAAATGGACACGGAGAATACAAAGTAACAAAATGGCAAGATTGGGTATGCCCTATTTGCGGTTGGTTTGTCGGACAGAGATATAATCGGTCTCAAAACCATTCACACGACCAAAGGAAATGTAATTACTGCAATGAGTGCGGTCAAAAAATTGATTGGAGTGATGAAATTTGAATTATCAAAGCATTAGGCAGGCAAAAGCGATTGAACAGAACAATAAAAAACGCTTATTAGAAGTCAATCCAAAACTTGACGAGGAGAGCGGCATATACTTTTTGACACGAATTGATGAAAACGGATTCAAGTATGCCTATATCGGGCAGGCTGTACATATTCTGACAAGGCTTGCACAGCACCTTGTCGGATACCAACATATTGATTTATCGCTCAAAAAACACAAATTGTACTCAAAAAGCAATCCTTGTGGCTGGAAGATAGGATTTCTGCATTTTCCGAAATCCGAACTTGATAAGCAGGAGCAGCATTACATTAAGGCTTATGCCGACAAAGGATACCAGCTAAGGAACAAAACAAGTGGTTCGCAGGGCGAGGGCAAAGCACAGATTGATGATTACAAGCCGTCTAAAGGCTACCGTGACGGCATACAGCAAGGCAGAAAGAATCTTGCAAAGGAACTGTCGCACATTGCAGAAAAACACCTTAAAATCGAAATTAGAGAGGATAAGAGATATAACAAGGTGTCACAGAAGCAGTATGAGAAATTTATGGATTTGCTGAAAGCGGGTGAAGTAGATGGCTAAAGCAGTATTGGTTATGGATATGCCGGAATCGTGTTTTGGCTGTAATTTATGTCATATTGACTATGAGGAAGACAGAGCAACATGTCAGGCATATGAGACAGCAAAAGAAGTTAATTCTGACACATTTGAAAAGCCAAAGTGGTGTCCTCTTCGGGAACTGCCGGAGAAGAAAGAAGAGTTTGAACTACGGAAGTGCAAAGGTTCTGTGAAAGGGACATGGAAAGCCCCATTGATTGAGAATAAGGGCTTTAATGCCTGCTTGGATGAAATTTTAAAAAAAAGAAATGAATAACGAATCCTCGGTAAACCGAGGCCTCAACTTAAAGGTTTATGGATTTATTGAAAGTAGGTGAAAACAATGCTAATTCCGAAAGTTAAAGCCAAAGAATTTGAAAAATTTGGATTTAAGAAATGTAAGGGTGAATATGGAAAGAACGGTTGTTATTATCTTTGCGTTTCAAGGGGGTGCAAAATGCTTTTTGTGAGCAGTGCGATTTTCGATGTTAATGATTGGATAAATAATGACCAAAGAATACACAAAGACGCAAATTGCCGATACAGAGACCACAGGACATATCTTGATATTATCTACGAACTTATTAAGGCGGATATGCTTGAAAGCAGGTGATTCAGAATGAGCGGTGGAAGTTGGGACTATTTATATACAAAAGAGATTGATGACCTTATGCAGTACAGTAACATTGAATTATTGGAAGAAATGGCTGATTATCTCAATCAAAACGGATATGAAGATGTGGCAAAAGATACAAGGCGGCTAGTTGAATATATCAAATCAGCTAAAATAAGAGTGGAAACGCTCTTTGAAATGTTAAGCCCTGTTTTCAAATCTGTTGAGTGGTATTGTAGTGCGGATTGGGGTAAAGATAGAGTTGACAAGGTGATAGAAGAATATAGGAATGGAAAGGGTGATTCAGTTGAAAGATAACCAGTGCAGAGCTTACAAACGCACATACAAATGCCCGAAAGACAAGTGTGACGGCTGTCATCGGCGCATGAGCAGATTCTATCTGCTTGAGGAAATTGTTGAAATGCTTATGAAATCAGATATTCCAATTGAAAAGGGCAATTAAAATGAAAATTAAAGATTTAATAAAGTTAATCATACGAATTGCGGTTGTTTTGACATTTGCCGTAGCAATAATTGCGATTGCAAGGTTGGTGATTGTGACATTTTGGCAACAAATTGTCAAAACCGTAATTGTAATTGCAATTATATCGTTGATTTGCTGGGCATTTGAGTAATTATGGGAGTATATATGCAAGGACAATTAGATATATTTGACTACATAAGAGAGCCTATCAGCATTACAAATCCTATCCGATTGATAGAGTTGTTTGCAGGCTACGGTTCACAAGCTATGGCACTTGAAAGGATAGGTGCGAAATTTGAACATTACAGAATTGTTGAGTTTGATAAGTATGCTGTAGCAAGTTATAACGCAATTCATGGGACAAACTTCTCAACTATGGATATAACAAAAGTACACGCACTTGACTTAGCCATAGAAGATACGGACCACTTCACTTACTTACTTACTTACTCATTTCCTTGCACTGATTTATCAGTTGCTGGAAAACAAATGGGAATGAGTAAGGGTAGTGGTACAAGAAGTGGTTTGCTGTGGGAAGTTGAAAGAATTTTAACTGAAATCAGAGATAGCAACGGAGAATTACCACAGATTTTATTCATGGAGAATGTGCCACAAGTACATAGTCAGGATAATATGCCTGATTTTAGAAAGTGGATAGATTTCCTTGAAAGCCTTGGCTACACAAATTACTATCAAGATTTAAACGCTAAAAATTATGGGGTAGCACAAAATCGTGAAAGGTGTTTTATGTTTTCATTCCTGGGCGAGTACAATTACCATTTTCCACAGCCTATACCACTCAAAAAGAAGTTGAAAGACTATCTTGAGGATAATGTAGATGAAAAGTATTACATCAACAATGAAAAGGCTGGCAAACTGATAAAACAGCTTATTGACAACGGCACATTACCAAGTACAATCCCTAAGAACAGAGCAGGGCAGACTTGTGTTGACGGAACAATCAATAAGCCACAACAGAGAGAAGTTGCGAACTGCATACCAGCAAGGTACGATACGGAATTTCAAAACGCAGAAAAGCTGGAAACCTCGTTGTCGAGAATGAATGCAATGCTTAATTATAATCATGTAAATAAAATTGGTAATGATGTAGCCAAAACATTGTGTGCTAGAGATTATAAAGGCTTTGGGACAGGCTTTGATACAATGAATGGAGTGATTGAATGGAAGTATTAGGAAGCATATATACAGAAGTTTCAGACAGATTTCAAAAAGGCATTATCGTGGGCATTTCCCGATGTGTAAAGGCTGAAAAACACGATTTAGGAGTAATTATGGCAGATGTAAATGTAATAGGTTCTCTTGAAGCAAAATTTGAGAGCACCAACAGAATTTATGATGTGTGTGTGTGGGGGGGGGTGTAGTCCAACGTTGAGTACAATGCAAGACGGCAATCAAGAGCCGAAAATTCTTGAGTCAAAGCAGTTGGGATTTATGGATAATGGCACAGGCAAGCACCAATCGAACACAGTATATGACGAAAACGCACTTTGCCCTAACATTACAACAGTTGAGGGTGGCGGTACACAACAAATTAAAGTATGCGAAAGTCAGATAGTTGCTATGCGTGGCAGAAATCCTGATAATACGTCAGATAGAACTGTCGGAAGTCCAACCGAGCAGAGATTAGAAGTGAATATACAAGGCACAAGTAATTGCTTAACGAGTGTGCAGAAAGACAATTTATTGCTTGAAAAACCTCAATATCGTATCAGAAAGCTAACACCTAGAGAGTGCGGACGGCTGATGGGTGTATCTGATGAAGATATTGACAAAATGGCAGCAGTAAATAGTAATACGCAGTTGTATAAGCAGTTTGGTAACAGCATTGTTGTTGATATCATGTGTGCCATGTTTGAAAATTTGAATATCAATCAAGGTGGTACAGTATGAAAGACGAAGCAAAACACGAAATACAAATCTTACTTGACCTGTTAAAATCCAGCCTTACACGGAACGGTGTAAGCATGGCAACTGACAGAGAGGGAAATTTGATGTTTTTTGATACCGCAGAATATAACCGAAGTGGCGGCAAGACATTTGACGGATTTAGAATTAATATTAATGATTTAGTAAAGTAACAAAGCAACGGAACTTGAATAACAGATAAGGGGCGATAATATGGCAATATATCGAAATGTCCAATTGGCATTTTGGACGGACAGCAAAGTTGAAGATGATTTTACACCGGAAGACAAGTATTTTTACATGTACATTTTAACTAATCCACAGACGAATATCTGCGGGTGCTACGAAGTGAATTTTTCGCAAATGGCAAGACATACAGGCTATAGCAAAGACACTATCGTAAGGCTTCTTGAGCGGTTCGACAAAGTACACGATGTTATAAAATACGATTCAAATACGAAAGAGATACTGATATTGCGGTGGTACAAATATAATTGGAATAAATCGGAAAAAGTTCTTGCAGGAGTATTGAGCGCGGCAAAACGGATTAAATCTGAAAAATTCAGAAAATACATCAATGATATTATTGATTCAATCAGAAGTGGCACACCATTATTAGACCACAGCATTGAAGAAACATCTGATACCAATTTGCCCGACAATGCAAATGAAAAGGAAAACAATGTGGTGTATATGAATGTTATCGACTACCTGAATAAAAGATGTAATACTAAATACAGATACAATACGCAGGCAACAAAACGGCATATACACGCAAGGATAGAAGACGGGTATAAAGAATCTGATTTTTACGAGGTAATAGACAAAAAAGCGGGTGAATGGTTGGGTACAGATATGGAAAAATATTTGCGACCGGAAACCTTGTTCGGAGCAAAATTTGAAAATTATTTGAACCAAAATATAGCACCTAATAAAAATTTCAGTAAAGGTGCTATTGATTGGGACAATGTGTAAGGCAGGTGGCAATGATTGACAAGAGAAGAAACAGTCAAAATCATTCGGATTATGTGCGACAGCTATCCGAATTATAAGCCGAACAATATTTCGGAAACGGTTGACGTGTGGTGCATGATGTTAGAGGATTACAACTACAATCAAATTTCGGTTGCGTTAAAAGCTTACGTAACATCGGATACAAGCGGATTTGCGCCGAGTATAGGAGAGCTGATAGCAAAAATACAAATGATTTCACAGCCGCAGGAATTGAATGAAATGGAAGCGTGGAGTTTAGTTAGTAAGGCGCTGCGGAACGGTACATATGGTGCAGTTGAGGAGTTTTCAAGGCTTCCGCCGACCGTTCAAGAAGCTGTTGGGAATCCCGATAATCTAAGAAATTGGGCAACGTCCGATTACAAAGCGATTGAAACCGTAATACAGTCCAATTTTATCAAAACTTACAGAAGCGTTACAAGCCGGGCGGAAGAAATTAAAAGAGTGCCGGCAGAAATTCAGAAACTTATCGAAAAAGTAAATCAAAATTCACTAAAGGCTCAAATCGAGCAAAAATACCAAAATAATACAAATTTTCTTTCGGACAAGAATAAGCCATCTATGAGCGATACAGAAGCCGTAGAAGCATATTCAGAACCGCCGAAAGAGTTTGAAGTTTTAAAGAACAATTTGAGGAAATAAAATGGCATTAACGCAAAAAGAAATTAGTCATAATTGTTACAAAAGGCGCAAGGACAATGGGTTGTGTCCACGTTGCGGCAAGCCGCTCGACAGAATCGGGCATTATTGCACTAATTGTTTGAAAAAATCAAACGAATATTCGAGAGAGGTTCGTGAGTGGTGCAAGCAAAACGGGATTTGCCCGGAGTGCAAAAAAAACAAGTTATTTGGTGATGAGCATATTTGCCCGGAATGTTTGGCAAGAAAAGCTATGTACCGCGCAAACAATCCTACATCGGACGAAAAGCGAAAAGAAAATAATGAGCGATTAAAAAAACAGCAGAAAACGCTGTATCAACAGCGGAAAAAGCAAGGCGTTTGTACCCGGTGTGGTAAACGCCCGGCGGTGAAACCTAAAGCAAAATGCGCAGTATGCTTAAAAAGGGACGCTCAAGTACATAGAAAGCAATATTACGACAAAATAGACATAAAAGAGTATCGCAAAGCTAATAATCTATGCTACCACTGCGGAAATCCTATAGACCGTGAAACGGGGCAGTTGTGCCAATCGTGTTGGGATAAATGCCGTGAAAATGGATTAAAAAGCCCACATGATAATACATACTGGCGGCAGGACAATAACATAGTTTTTAAATGGAATCGAGGTGCTAAAAATGAACATAAATAGCGCAACTGACAAAGGCTGTGATAAATGCAAGCATAAGTTATATTTAGGCACAAATAAGCAGGGAACGGCAATTTACGGTTGTAAAAACCGTACTGGTAAATGCCCGGAGCGTAAAAACAAATAATTGAAAGGAAACGGCTTATGAAAATTTCAGAATTGACTAAGCCGGAGCTTGAAAAAATCATTGAAAATGCCAATTTTACAGATGAAGAAGAAAGAATTTTTAAATTGCTTTCAAAAGGGAACACTATAACACAGATAGCAATTCGGGTATCACTTTGTGAAAGAACTGTTAATCGAAAAGTTATTAAAATCAAGCAAAAAATTAAGCGACTGGAGGATATTTTATGATTAATGTTACTCAAAATGGTAAAAATGTAGACACGGAAGAATTAACATTGCCGGACAGTATCGTTAAAATGATTGCAGAGATAATTGACAAGTAAATTTTAGATGTGTAAAATGTGCTGTATCGTGATAAATGCGGCACATTTTATACTTTAGGAGGATATATACTATGAAATGTGTTGCTTATATGAGAGTATCGACAGAGAAACAGGCAGAAGAAGGTAACGGACTTGAAAGCCAAAAGCGCGATATTGAAAACTATTGCAGAAAAAATGAATTGATAATAGCTGATTGGTATGTTGATGAAGGATATACGGGTTCAAATATGAATCGCCCGGAATTGCAAAGGCTGATTACTGATTGTAGCCGCAAAAAAGTAAATTGCGTTGTTGCATTTAAGCTTGACCGTATTTCCCGAAGCATGGTTGACGGAATTTACATCATCGAAAAAGTATTCCAAAGCAATAATGTTGCGTTTAAATGTGTACATGACAGCATTAGTTATGACAGCCCTATGGAACAGGCATACACACAGATGATGGCAGTATTTGCACAACTCGACAAAAACACAATGATGTTGCGTATGCGCGGCGGTATGCTTGAACGTATTAAGCAAGGCTACTGGTGGGGTGGCGGCAATACGCCTTACTGTTATCGGTATGATAAAGAACAAGGAATATTAATTCCTATCCAGGAAAGAGCAGAACAGGCAAGGAAAGCCTTGGAATTGTTTATTTCCGGCTATTCAGACGCGAAAATTAAAGAAATATGTGGCTTCAAATCTGAATTAGTTACGCGAAAAGTGCTTACCGGAGTTGTAAATATTGGCATGATACCATACAAAGGCAATATCTATCAAGGCAAGCATAAACCGATTTTTGATAAAGATAGATTTGAACTTGCTCAAGAATTGAGAAAATCAAGGTGCTCTGCAAAAATAAGTTGCTTTACTGAACCGAATTTACTCACAGGTTTGTGCTATTGCGGAGTGTGCGGTTGTAAAATGCGTTATCAAAAGTGGAGTAATGGGAATCACAAGATATATTGCTGTTCAAGAAATAAAGGCTTGAAATATCTTCCGAATTACAATCCGAACTGCAATAATTCTCTTGAATGGGCCGACGATATAGAAAAGCAAGTTACTGATGAAATACTTAAAATTTCACTCAATTTGTCTTCTTACAAACCAAAAGCAAAAGAAACAAAGCTTGAAATTATGCAATCACAACTTGAGCGAGAACAAACAAAGCTTAAACGTCTATATAGCTTATATGCAGACGGCAATGATACTGTCTTGGAAATGATAAAAGATTTAGAATCGCAAATTTCAAAGACAAAAGAAGATATTTCTGTAGAAAGTAAAAATGCCATTAATACACAAAAGAAAGAATTTACTTATCAGAACATAAAAAAACTTGCCGATGTTTGGGACAACATCGACAAGAAACAAAAAAATTTCATACTGAAAACTATAATAGATAAAGTTATTATAGTCAATGGAAATGTTGAAATTCAGTTAAAGAATTTTTAGCATATACTTAATGCTACGGGTATTGCGTTAAAGAAGTGCTAATGCCGTATTTATCACGATTTTTAAACATGAATTATTTGAATATGTCGCTAAAGTGTCGTTTTGATGTCGCTTTTAGCGTCTTTTTTTATGCCAAAATGTAATTGTAAGGAGGAAGCGCTTATGTTTTCAGACGAAGTTTTAGAGAAGATTTTTGCAAGAAAAGAATTACAAAGCTTACCTCTGCAAGTTCAGTCAAGCATAATCCATGCGATTGAAAATGTTTTAGAGGAGGACAGCAAAAATGCAGATAAACAATCCGTATCAGCAACCGGCAATGAATTATAATCCAGGATATGCCGCATATCAGTACAATCCTATGGCAAATATGCAGAGATACCAACAGTCGGATACGCAAATTCAACAGCAGATTCCACAATTTCAGCAACAACAGCAGGTAATCGGCATAAACGGCAAGATTGTAGCAGCAGTTGAAAATATTACCGCAAATGATGTGCCTATGGACGGTTCAGTTGCCTTTTTCCCAAAGCAGGATTTGTCGGAAATCTATGTAAAAGGTTGGAACGCAGACGGAACAATCAGAACGATTGTGTATAAGCCTTATACAGAGCCTTCAAACAATACAGCGGTAAATTCTATGGGCGGCACAGAAAAATCAAAATTTGACCTATCAGAGGAAAGCACAGAGGTATTAATGAACAGGTTTGATAGTTTGGAAAATAGATTAAGTGAAATCGAGCAGTTTATGACGACTAAAACATCGGCAAAAAGCACGGCTAAATCAAAAAATAGCCCAAAGCAGGACGGTGGGGGTGAAGATGAATGAATCCAGTTGAGCTTATTCGATTAATAAAAAGTGGCAATCCGCAACAGGTCCTTTCGCAAATGATGAATAGCAATCCTCAAATATCAAACAATCCTATGGCTAAAAATGCCATTCAGATGTACAAAAATGGGGACACGCAGGGACTAAAAACGCTGGCAGAAAATCTTTGCCGCGAACAGGGAATTACGACCGATGAAGCAAAACAGCGAGTTTTAAGTATTTTTAATCGTTAGTACATTTTGGGTTGTGCGCACATAATAACCGGTTATCCCATTTGTAAATATATTTCAATGGAGGTAAACAAAATGTTTAACACAGGTGCAATGCCTAGTCTTGCTGATATTGCGGCAGTAACGGGCAATAAAAATGATGGTGGCTGGGGCGACGGCAACGGCTGGTGGGTTCTTATTATTCTTTTTGCCATTTTTGGCGGCTGGGGCAACGGCGGCTGGGGTGGTAATGGTGCAAATGGCGGTGCAACACCTTATGCCACAAGCGCTTTAACGCAGGCAGATTTACAGAGAGGATTTGATACACAGTCAATCGTGTCAAAGCTTGATGGAATCTCAAACGGACTGTGTGACGGATTCTATACACAGAATACCGCGCTTATGAACGGATTCCACGGTGTCGATAACGCTATCTGCAACTTAGGCTATCAGACACAGCAGGGATTTAACACAACAAACGTTGCGTTAATGCAGGGACAGAATGCTTTGCAGTCACAGCTTGCTAATTGTTGCTGTGAAACGAGAGAAGCCATTCAGGGTGTAAATTACAACATGGCACAGAATACTTGTGCATTACAGAATACAATGAATAGTAATACACGAGATATTATCGACAGCCAAAATGCAGGAACAAGAGCCATTCTTGATTATCTCTGCAATGAGAAAATTTCCAGCTTACAGGCAGAAAACAACGATTTACGCAGAGCGGCTTCACAGGATAGACAGAGTGCATTACTTACTACTGCAATGGCTTCGCAGACACAGCAGATTATTAATGCAGTCAATCCGGCGCCGATTCCGGCATATCAGGTGCCGAACCCTAATGTATATTACGGTTGTGGTTGCAATAGCGGTTGCGGCTGCTAATTTACTAAATAATCAAGTATCTTAATCAAATTGAGTTTTTTCAAGTTTCACTCGGAATAAAACTCAAAAGGTTATGTCTGCTAATGCAGTATTACAATGTTCCCGACACCAATGTCGGGAAGACAGGGCAGACTTCAAGAAAGTTTGCCCTTTATTTTGTGAAAGAGAGGTATTATTTTATGGCAGAATTTACAGGAATTGCACTTCAAACTGTTGCGCAGGGAGAAGATGTTGCATTTACAGAAACACCGGTTGCTGGTTCAAATTGCATTACGCACAGACAGGGAAGCGGTATTGTTAAATTGAGAGGACTTACAAACCAGTGCCGGGCAAGATTTTTAGTATCTTATTCCGGGAATATTCAAATCCCGACAGGTGGAACGGTTGAAGCTATTTCTCTTGCTATTGCGATTGACGGTGAGCCGCTGCAGTCAACTCGTATGATTGTTACACCGGCGGCAGTAGAGAACTTCTTTAATGTTTCGGCACAGGCATATGTAGA